GGGCACGAGTTGACGTCTGGCGTCGCTAAAAACAATTCAAACCGGCACGTGTTTTGATTGAAAACGTAGGTGTCGAGGCGCCGCATCACAGGCGCGCCGTCCAAACAGTATTCGCACCACTGATAGTTTGTGTAGTAGCCAGAACACGGCGGCGTGTAAGCGGGCAGCTTTAACGGCACGGCCATGCCGCAAACTACCTTGAATTCAAATTCGCCCGGATCGGCGCTGCTGCAGCACGCCGGGACGTTTGTGCTTGAACTAGCTGTGCTGCTGCCGGCGCCTGGGCAAGAATTACCAAAGTAAAACGGCACACCCGGCCACGAACAAGTTTCCTCTTCAAATGCCGGGTGCAGCATGACGCCGATTTGCGTCACGCCGTCGGCACAAAGAATCGGCACGCCGACTGGCGGTTGCGGCCTGGGAGAACAAACGCCGGAACTGCTGCCAGTTCCGCAATTTTGATTACACAGCGTTAGATTCGCATATGTGCCGCCAGTACCTGTTACGGCTACACAGGTGTTTTGATCGCAATTGTAAGTGACTGTCGTGCAACTGCCGCCGCCGTTTGGATCTTCCGGGTTTGTCGGGACGTAAGTTGTTCCCAACGGACAGTAACAATTACAGTCGTCTACGACGCGAACTTTGCCTTCTTCACATTTTGGCAGGCAGCGGCCATTACAAAGATCGTGCGTGCCAGGTTGACCATCTTTGTCGACCGGACAGTCTTTACAACCATCGTTGCCGTCGTCAAGTTTGTCAAACGGGCAAATACAGTTACAAATTTTTGGATCGTTGTCTGGGTATCTTGTTTTTCCGTTAGTGCACTTTTCAACGCAGTTGCCGTCGCACAGTTCGTGCGTGTCAGTCGGGCATTCTTCGCATACACCCTCGACTTCAAGCGTTCCGGGCGGGCAAGCGCAGAACCCTTCATCGTTAAGCACTTTGCCGGAATTTGGAAACTGTATTTCGCATTTTTCGACGCACTTGCCGTCCGGCCCGATAACGTGCGTGCCTGGTTGTCCGTCTTTATCGACAGGGCATTCTTTACAAGCGCACAACGGATTATCTTCGTCGCGCAACTCGCCGTCTGGGCATACTGCGCACGTGCGGCACGGGCTGCTGACAGTCGGCACGCGCTCGTATCCCTGGGCCGGCGGGTCGCAGCAAAAGCCATTAACAAGTTGTTTTGGATTTGGACACGGCGCGCACTCGCACGTCGCCGGATCCAGCGCTCCCGGAATGCCGAGAACGTCGTCTCCAGGGCAATTTTTTGAAACGCAACGAACAACGCCATCTTTTTCGCATTTTGTCTGATTTGGATCAGCGCAAACACAGTCACAATTTTCGTCAACTTCTAAACCGACGGCGGCGTCACACGCGTTCGGCGGGCACTCACACGCGCAAGTATCTGTGTTGAGGTGCGGTTTTGGATTGCCGGCGCAATTGTTCGGGCATACGCACTGACACTCTGCCGCGCCATCTGGCAGACTTGGTACTTTTGGGTTGGCGCAGGTTGTATTTCTGCACTTACACGTTTCACCGTTTGGGTCGAGGCCGCCGTCTGGACAGCCGCCGCAACGGCAGTCGAGCTCTGTGTCAAAACACGTCGCTCCCGGCGGACAATTTGTTACTTCAATGCAACCCATTCGGGCACCTAAACCTGGCGTTGTTTGTTTTATTGTATTGGTTTGCCGTTAATGCGCCGATCAGGTGTCGCACACCCACGTAAACGTTGAAACGCACGGCGCGGCGTAACCGGTACATGTTGCGGCATCTGTAATTCCGGCAACAGTCGCGCCAATCGTCGCAACGCACGCATCCCATTGTTGTTGCGCAAGCGCGTACTCCGGCGGGCATTCGCCGTTGGCAGGGTTAAACGGTGCGTACTCGCCGCACGGCGGCGAACCTATCCCGGCTACGCAGCAGCCGCCCGAAGCAGTGCTGCTTGTAGACGTGTTGCCGCCAGACGACCCGCCAGATGAGCCAGCGTTGCTGCCGCTGCTTGCACTGGTCGTTGACGAACCTGGGACACACATCCATTTTTTAGCCGGTTGATTAGACGGCGTGCTGCTGTCGCCTGTGTTACTGCTCCCGCCTGTATTGCTGCTTTCAGTTGTGCCGCTGCTTTCAGTCGTGCCGCTGCTGCCGCCTGTACCGCTGCTGGTAGTCGTGGTACTGCTTTCAGTCGTGCCGCTGCTGCCGCCTGTGCCGCTGCTGCCGCCTGTACCGCTGCTGGTAGTCGTGGTACTGCTTTCAGTCGTGCCGCTGCTGCCGGTGGACGGCGCGCTGCTTCCTGATGTCCCGCTACTGCCAGTAGACGTTGAGCTGCTTTCAAACGCGCTGCTGCTGGGCGGCGCCGCGCTGCTGGACACTGTGCCGCTGGACGGCGTACCGCTGCTGGAAACGGCGCCGCTGCTTGTCAGCGTGCTGCTGCTGTAAGGCGCGCTGCTGTCAGATGTTGCGCTACTAGACGGCGTAATACTGCTCGAAACCTCACTGCTTGCCGACGAATTACCGCTCGACGGCAAGTTGCTGGACAAGCCGCTGCTCGCGGTTGACGTCGTGCTTTCGTTCGTAGAGGTATAGCTGCCGCTCGATACGCCGCCGCTGCTGCTTGAGGGCAGGCTGCTGCTAGACACCAGACTGTTGCTGGACGGCAGGCTACTGCTGCTGCTAGACACCAGACTGCTGCTGGACGGCAGGCTACTGCTGTTGTTGCTGCTGTTGCTTGACGAGCTACTACTCGGCCGCGAGCTGCTGCTGTTGCTCGAAGAGACGCCGCTGCTGGACGAAGATTTGCTGCTGGAGCAGCCGCCGTTAACGAATACTTCAACATCTTTTGGCGCAAAAGGAATGACAACTTTACGGTCTGCAGAATTTGTCAGTTTGCTGTAATACGGTGTTTGACGCGAGTCAACAATTTTGTTGATCCACACGTGGCAGGCCACGTCTGTGTCTACAACCGTATACTCAAAGTAAAACGCAGTAGCCAGCGTGTTTAGCGCTGGATCAACAAGATCAGCCAATCTTTTATCGGCGCCGTCTTTGTCAAACGCAAACTCAAGCTGCAGTTGTTCAAGCGCTTTGGCGCCGCGATTTTTGGGGCTGTTGAAATTAACAACAAACCGCATTTTTTGGCCGGGCACAAACGTCGGCGTGTCTGTTAAAAACGCGCGCGGCCGCGCAGGCGGCACAGCTGTAAAAGCGGCGCGCATCGCCATTGGCGAGCTTACAAGCTCAACTTCTGAATCGACTGGGCAGCACTCGCTGCAATCTGGGATGGCCCCAACAAGTTTGAAATTGTATGTGTTTGGTTCGGCTTCGGGTTCTGTGATCTGCAGCGTTAACGTCGGTTCTTCGCCGCACGCTGTTGTGGTAATTTCAGATTCTTGTTCAACAAGATTTACGGGCCGTTCAGGTGATTCAAGCGTGAACGTGTAATGCTTGTCTTGGCAACCTGACGGACCGCTAGACGCAACTTCTACGGTTAGTTTTGGCTTATCTCGACCCGGCGAAGATGTGTTGACGCATGTTGCTGTAATTTCAGGCGTGCACTGCGCAGCCACGCCTACAGCAACCGCCATGACATATTCGCACGGCATATCCGGCGCTGTCGGCGCCGTTTTTGTAATAACTACCGCGCCTGTTGGTCCAGATGCTGTGTATACCGACACGGTGCCCGTAATCGTCGGGCAGGGCCTTGGCGGTGGAAATTCTGCGTCAAGATTGATCCGATACGCGCAACCAGTTGCGCCGGGTCCGCTAACAGAGAATGCGAATGTCGGCGCTGACCGGCCTGGCGTGACAATTACGGTTGACGTTGCAGTAATTTCTGGTGTGCACGGCGTAGGTACGCCGACACCCATTGTTAACGCAAACACACATTCGCCGTTCGGGCCAGTCGTTGGCGCGGCGCTTAAAAATCCAGTAGGTGTTGCTGCGTGGTAAACCGCGCCTGTGGCAGTAATTTCTGGTGTGCATGGCGGCGGCGGCATCTCAAGCTGTAAATTGAAATCAAACTTGCAACCAGAGACCCCCGTGACGCCAAATACGAGTGTGGGCGACGAACGCCCCGGTGTAACTATAACGCTGCCGGCCGCAGTAATTTCGGGGCACGGCGCTCTAGGTACGCCAATTTCAACGCCGAGCTCAAACTCACAAGTTCCGGGCGTGTTCGACAACGGTTCAATCGTGATTGCGCCGGTAACCTGGCCGTTATCAGTCAAGTAGGCACTGAACACGCCAGTGATGACCGGACATCCGGGCGGCGGCAGATCAACTTCCAGGTCGATGTCGAACGTGCACTCGTCCGCCGCTGAACAGCCGTGCTGCACTACGGTTTTGTTGACCGAAAAATCCAGCCGCGGGATCGTTACAGCCGGACTATAAACGAGTGCGCCCGTTACGTTGATCGAGGGGCACGGCGGCTTTGGGATAGGGATATCAAGATCTAGCGCCAGTGCAAATTGACAGCTATCGTTTGTACTGCAGTCTCCGGGAATGACTTCTTTGATTACGTACAGCGAGCCTTGCGGTCCAGGTACGCAGTCGTCGTAGCCGACGTTTACGTTAACTGGGCCGCCCTCAATGGTCGGGCACAGGGCGGGCGGGATCGGAATCGCGATATCCAAATCAATCGCAAATTCGCACGCGGCGGCGCTGCTGCAATTGCCAGGCCGCGTTGTTTTTGTGACCCGCAGCTCGCCTGTTGGCCCCGTGATGGCACAGCCAGGCCGCGCAATCTTGACGTCGACGCCTACGCTGCCCCCCGTAATGTCAGGGCACGGGGGCTTCGGAATCGGGATATCAAGATCCAGATCGATCAAAAAACGACAGGCCGCGTTGTCTACCTTCGTGACAAACAACGAACCCTGCGCCGGCCCCACGCAATCTTCGTAGCCAACGTTTACCTTAACTGGGCCGCCCTCGATCGTCGGACACGGCACCGGAGGGTCGCGCGGCGTTAGCGGCGGCGTGCAATCGAATATGGGCGGCGGGGCGGGCGCAATCGAGCAATCCGATACAAAGTCAAAATCCAGACTTGGTACCGAGCCGATATTGTCGCACTTGTTTGGATCAAAAAGCGGAGCTGCCATTATGCGCCTCCGCCAGCCGCGCAATTTCCTGCGATATTGTTTGTGGCCAGCGCTACGCGCACGGTATGAGTAGCCGGATCTGTTGTAATTGTGACGCCGGTGTCGTGACTAATATTGACGTTGGCGCCGCCGACGCCATTGATGGTGGCAATCAATTCATTGCACGCCGGACCGCCGCTGAAAAACTTGCTGTCTGGCGGCAGCGGCTCGTCTTGATACAGCGGCAGCTCGCCGCCATATTGGCACTGTTCGGCGTCGAGCGGTGTGCCACCGTTTTTTTCTGCGCCGACGCGCAGCTCGTTTGTCCGATCTAGTTGCCGAATTTTGCAGTTGTAACCTTCTCGAACTTTTAGGTTGCCCTGCATGCACCGCGCGTTCACGATAATATGCCGGGTCGTGTCTCCGACACTGTCACTGCACTCTGAGTATTCGTCGCCTGTTGGCGGCAGCGCCAGCACTCGGCTAAAGTTACCCAGATTTACAGACCGCACATAACTGCGGACTAAGCTCTGCAGCCGGGCCGGTTCAATTACCCGGTCGTCTGCCGAAAACGTGATCGTTTGTCCGGACTCGAGCCATTCGGATAGTGCCGTCAACGGGCCCGTGACTAAAAACCCCTCCCACACGGGCGCGGCGTCGCAACCTTCTTCGGTGGTTTCGTCATCTGAGCTGGCGTATTCGTTTTCCCACGGCAGCGCGGTTTCAGCGCGTTCAAACACCAACGGAATTTCAGCAGCGCCCGGCGCGTTGGTCGAAAACGTGAATGTGTAGAGACCGCCAGCTCTAGAAATAGACGACAGCCAGACCCGGTGTAAGCTGGCGTCAAAACCGCTAGTCAGGCCAAGAATGAATCCGGCGTCGACAACAGTCGAATCCGGCAGGGCCGGGCCGGTATAGTTTGCGATATAGATGAACGGGTATGCGCGATACTCGTTGTCGTTGTAAAACCCGGGCTGCGGCATACTACACCACCTTTCGGCCGACGGCGTCTATTTTAATGTTTCCGTCCTGCACGAATACCCGCAGCACCGTATCTGTGGCGCCGTGAGCTGTGGCCGTAAGTGTAAAGTTACCAAATTCGTCTGGCCCGCAACCGTTAATGGTTTTGACGAATCGGCGGGATTGAAACCGGTCGTACGGCGCGCAAAGATATCTTTGAAACAGCGGCTCTCCGGTGATGTCCACACGAATAACGTCGGGGGCCGCCTGGCGCACCATCACCCCGCGGTCGCCGACAAGCCAAACGTCTTCGGTCAACAGTTCGGCTGTCTCTGTGGTCAGCCCGCGCACGCCAGGCGATTTCACCGGAATAACAACGCTTGCGACAAACTGCGCCGACGCGGGCCTAAATGTGTGCGTCTCCGCCGGCCACGCGGCAAAACGCGCCAGCCCCAGTTGCGTTGAGAGCAGCATGCCGCACGGCCGGCCCAGTGTGTCCAGCAGAGTTACGACGCCGTCCGCCGGCGGGTTGAGCGCGCTAAATGTACCTGCGGCCCTAGTTTTAGACCCGACGTCTCCAATCCCGATGGTGACCTCAACAGCTGTCACAGTCACTGACGAAATGTAGGTTTGGTGATCGCCGTCAATGACGTACAACGAGGCGTCAATGAATGTGTCGCGGCCGATATCGAGCTGGCGTTCGACAGACAGCAGACTGGCTGTGTCGGCAAACGGGTACCGCGAGTCGGCCTGCTCGTCGCGAAACTGCGGAAATAAGATGCGGGCGTCAGCCATGACTAGCTCTCAAGAATTCGGAATGAGTTGAAATACGTGTAAGCCCGATTGCTGAATAACCCTGCCTGCCCAATCGGGTCGCCGTAATTTTCAATCGGCACAGCAAACGTCACAGTCGGCGCGGTTCCGTCGAGCGACTCTGCTTCGACGTGCACTACCGCGCTTGTGCCAACAATTTCTGGCCGCGCCGATAGCCTGTACCACTTGTTGACGTATGTTTTCAATCTGGCTGAGTATTCCAGCACGAACTGCGCCCCGTTGTAGCGCAGCAGCCGCAGCGCGGATTGGTCTGCGTCAATGACCGCTGCAAAATACGTGGTCGGAATACGCAGCGGCGTGTAGCCGGGCAGATAGTTCAAAACCAAACCGCCGTTCTTGCTCAACCCGTCCGCCGTGATAAACAACTCTGTGCTGATTGTGCGGCCGGCGGCCCAGTCGCTGGCGCAGTTTTTGTAGAGTGACAGGTTGACACCGACAATGTTGGCTGAGGCGTACGTGTAATGTGTTGAGTACGTTATGGACGCATTCAGCACGTCGCTGAAATGCCAATTCTCCGCCAGCGATGAACTCAACGAGTTTTCTGGGCACGCGTCTGGTGCTTCCAGCGAGTCAAAAACGAAAAGCCCCTCTTTGACAACAAAATTAGGGGCGGCGCCGTGCGTGAACTTCACGCACAACGGCAGCGCTGCGCAAATTGACGAAAAGCTTTGATCCGGTAAGCTAATCGACGACTGCACGTCTGGCGGCTGCGGTTGCTCTGGAATTTGAGTAACCGGGTTGTACCAGTATGCGTCGTCAGAATTTGCGCTCGGGTTGCAGTCGTCGGCGTAGCGCCGCCGGCTTTTTGTTACGCCGCGGTTGCACGCCTCAGACAGGCCTGTGTCTGTGATGATGTCGATTCCGTCGCACGTCCATATGGCCTCCGACTGCCCGACGCGCTGGATGTTTTCGCGAATCTCATAGCCTGTGAAACCGTCTAACACCAGGTTGATGTTGCCGTCGCAATCAGGAATCACGCCGTTAATGGTTTCAATCGGCGGTTTTGGGCATGTGCCGCTTTCCGGGCGCTGCCCACACGGGCCAAGAAAGTATTCCAACGGATTGCGACCTTCAATGTCGCCTTCAAGGCGCAACACGATTGCCGGCGTGTCGACGCCGTCGATTGGGTGTACCTCGTATTGCGCTGTCACCGGAGCCAGCCCGGAAATTTTGATCACGCCGTCAAGCGTCGTTGCAAGGTTTTCTTTACCCAGCGTTTGAACTGGCAGCGGCTGATATGCGCGGGCACAACGCGGCAAAATTAAAGATTGCGCGGGCGTGCTGTACCTACCAATGAACGGCGTATCAATACCGCGGCCGAAAACAACCCAACCAGCAACTCCTGGCAAAACCCCAGTAACGGCATAATGCACGTTAGCTGTTACTGGTCGCGGTGCCGTGACAGCTGCCACAATTGTTGTTTCTGTCGCGGCCGGGTTATCCGCCACGCCGAAAACTACTGTGACCACATTTGGCGCTACAGTGATGCCTTGTACAAAAACATACCGACCTAGCGTAATCGGAAAGCGCAGGTGACAATCCACGAGAATATCGTCGCGGATCGTGCTGCCAGCGTCGTCTTCGCCCGTACTGGTTTCGTCCAGCGGATAACGCCGTGAAGCCTGCAGGTCGTACCAGTTTTGATTGCGTGTAGACATGTGTTACTGCTGGCATTCCAGTGTGTTGCCGTTCTCATCGCAGCTGAGCGCCGCAGAATCACTTCCGTACGCAAACGAAGTCGGGTCAGACGGCTCAAGCAGAATCGGCGCGCCGTCAAGTTCGCCGGTTAAATTAACAGTTACAGCATACGGATAGTTGTTTGGGGTGAGGCGTAACCTAAACTTGACGTAAGCCGAATTACCGACGTCCACAGGCGGCAACGTAGCCGAGAAAACTGGCCACGCGCCATCAATGGCGAACGGTTTACCGGCCACGCCAGGCGCGTACATTGTGGTATGGCCGCAAACCAGTTCAGCAGTTGCGTTATCCGGATACGTTGAAAAATTTGCTGTCATGGTGACAGATTGTGCGCACCGCTGCTGTTGGTTGCAAAACATCAAAACCACATCGAGCAACGGGCAGAACTGCGGCGTCAAAAAGGCGCGCAATGGTTTTTGCAGTCGGCAGTCTCGTTGCGTCACCCAGCGCTCGATGTTGTTTTCGTGCAACAATTTGGCTTCATGTGTGCGGGCGCCAATTTTTTTGTACCGATTGCGGACTCGGTTCATATACAACGCCGTCTCGCGATAATCCGGGCAATCGCAGCACGCCGGGCAATTGCTGCCGATTGCAATAACAGGCGCCGAGTTGGCGTAAATAGGCGTAACAACGCCCGGCGCGACGAGCGCCGTGGGGCGCCGTGTCCACAGGCAGTCGCCAGATGTAATTGTGAAGTCCCCGTATTCATTTGCGCGCGCGCCGCCAATTGAATAAATCGGCGATGTCGCATCTGCGGTACAGTCGGCGTATTTTCCGGTTCCGGCTCCGGGTTCGGCTATAAAGGTAATCTGTGTTTCGTTTCTGACGCCGGCCGCGGCTAACGCCGCGGTAGCCAGCCGGATGTTGTTGCCGCCACCAAAGATAATGCCGGTACGTTTGCCGGGGTCCAGCGTCAACGCGCCGCTTTTAACGCGGAGTGACTTCAGCCGCTTTGGCATTCGTGTAACTGTGCGCTCGTCCAATACGGCGCTTTCAGGAACTAAATGCGCAGGCCAATTGCGCGGGGCGGGCTCGTCGGTCGGTTGCCAAGTTTTGTAGACAACCAGGCGGCACACAGCGTTGTTACCGATCCACTCGTAAATATCGTAGTCGGGGCCCCAGGCGCGCGTATCAAATTTGTGGTATGTACTGTCGCCGCCTGCCGGCACCAGCTGTGTCGAGTCAAACACGGTTTGGTCATTGGCGTCGACGATAAGAATATCGGCGGCGTGCACAGGTGTCGGCGCCCACGCTGGGGCAGACGCCGGCGCGCAACCCACGCCGTAAAGCCACTTCACGCGCAGCGGGTGCTCAGCAGCCGGCACATCTGTGCGGTAGAGCCCCGGGTCGTCATACGCCAGGTAGAAGTCGGCGAATAGATATCTAACGTCGTCCGATGGCGCAACAAACGGGTAGTCCAGTCCGCTCTGTGGCTGGACCACACCAATTCCGCGGCGGCCTTTGGGCGATTCTGTGAACTCGTCGCAACTCATGGTGCCCCTCGGTTAGCATGTGCTGCAGCCGGTATCGCCCAGGCGGCTCCCCAGAACAACCAGGGACATCTGCGTCACTTCTGAACTCAGCCGCGTCACAAAGCTCTGCAGAGTTGTTACACCATCGCCAAAGCGATCGATCTGCGTTGTAATAGCGTCAAGCTCTGTACACCCGCAGCACGGTTGCGCGCAGGTGTCAGACAAAAACAAACCGCCAGTGACTCGCGCAACATCGACGCACTCGCCTTGGTTGATCTGAAAGTTGCCGTCCTTGCTGCATTCGCCGTTGATGCACCGAATACACGTTCCCGTGTCATGCACGTCGCAGAAGCAATCTTCGTTAAGATTCAGCCCTGAAATGGCGCTGAACGTGATTGTCGGATCTTCGTTCTCTTGAGTGGTCAACCCAAGCCGCATGTTCGTCCCGGCGGTCAAAATGACGTCGCCGTAAATCGGCGCGCTCACTTCGCCGCTGTTCGAGATTCGCAGCCGTGTCACGGCCCGGATGTTCGGCACAATGGCGTCTGGCTCGAGCTGGCCGGCTGCGGGCGAGAAAAAATACCGGCCGGGCGGTAGCGCGTCGATCTCGTCAAGCCGGCCAATCACGATTTGCCCGATGGTGTCGGCAAAATCGTCAATGCCGCCGAGCGCGTAAGCTCTGTTTGGCGAGTACGTGCTCTTTGCAATATTGGCTGCTGCAATATCTGGGTTGTCTTCTGTATTCGTTTCGCCGGCGTCATAGCCGATGGTGATGTTGTAACCGGTCGGCGCCAACAGCAGACTTTTGATGTAGAACTTCTCGGGCGCGATGTTCAGCCCGGCGTTCACGGGCAGTTTCAGCGCCACGATAAAGCTGTCCGGCAACCGAATCGTGTTCAGCGTGTCTGTTTTGCTAGCGCGCTCAGTCAGCGGATAAGACCGCTGCGAGTTGTGGTTGAGCCACTGCAGATTCCATAGGCCCAAACTCATTATCCTGCCCTCCCGGCGCGATATTGAGCTTTACGCCTACGACGATTGCACTCACGACAGTAAGCAGCTAGGCCGGACGCGGTATGGTTATCTCGATTAAAATCTGCCGCCTGTTTGTAATTGCGGCATTTTGAGCACCACACAAGCGACTGCGCTACCTTCTTAGGCCGTGGCGCGGGAAGATGCGCTGTCTTTGTCAGCCACTCCTCCCTGGGCGTATTGGCGTGACGGCATTCCCAGCCTTTATGGTGCCGTTGTTTGCCGACAGCAATCTTGTTCATTGCTGTGCTTGTTAAGTTGTGCAGCGCGCAGAAACGCGAAAGATTAGTGATCGTCGTTTCTACCCCAACAGGATCGCGCACAATAAAACTTTTGGCTTTTGCTTTTACTATGGCGGCTCTAGCTTTTTCCGATTGCGGAACACCTAACGTTGATCCCGCCTTCAATGCCAGATTGAAACCATAATGCTTATTGGTGGCGCGCAGTGTGTCGATCCAGAACTGCTCTCTTTCCAACAGCGTGCCTTTGTCGCATGGCTCAATTACTGAATACACGAACCCCGCCTCGCCGTATTTATTCCAGGCGTGTTGAAGATATGTGTTGTAGTGGCGATTTTTGCGCAACGATGGAAGATGCCTGGCGTACCAGCGGCGATACGTATTTACGCTACTTCCGACATAGACTTTGCCTGTTGAAGTGCAGGTAATTTTGTAAATACCCGGCGTGTTCGGCACCATAACTGCTCACACGTTTAGGGGACAAACACGATACCGGTCATGCGTAACAGTCCGACCTCCGCGCCGTAGTTATCGGTGGCTCCGGCGCGACTGAGTGTCAGCAACACTGTATCGCCCTCAGAGACTGAGAAAACCGCGCTTTCAACCTCGACTGCGGTGTCGATGTTGATTGATGTTGTCGGCACTGTGAATGTCAGCGCGGCGTCGTTCGCGGGTAACGCCATTCCGCCGCTCGCGGGCCTCGCCAGCCGGCGGTAACTCATTGTCAGTGTTGGCAGTACTGCGGTAGCCCGACCAAACAGCTGCGCGCGGATTTTCATCTGCAGCGTTGCGCCCAAATTTGCGCCGGGCACATTTAACCGCACCCGCAGCAGCGATGTCTGCCCGGCTGGGAAACCAAGATATGGAATGTCTTTGTAAAGCCGCTCAACCGTGTCCGACAGCCGAATGATTTGCGGCGAAATTTCGCGCTCTACAAGCTGATCGTTATATGAAACTGTAACGAGGCCTTGGTACAGCAGCGATGTATCGGTACCGGGCAGCCCAAGCGTTGTTTTTTCTGCCGCAGACAGCACGCGGCTTCGGGTGCCTGTAAGCGTCAGCGGTCCCGCGCCAAGGCGCAACCCCTCGGTCACCCACCCCTTGCGAAACTTGAAGTCGTTAGTGATCTGTTTGTACGCGCGGCCGCCTGCGATTTCAGTCGGGTCATCGACAATCGTGAGATTCAAGCCAAGTTGCAGGTCGCCTGTGGTTGCCTCACCGCCGTCACAACTCTGCACAGTGATCGGACTATTTGCCGCAGGACGAAGGCTGGTTACAACACTGCGGTCATTTCCAAATACCATGCGCAGGAAAACAACGCTAAGGCGCATTGCTTCATTGCGCGGGCATTCAGGAGTAACGCCTTGCGCTGTTTCTGCCGCGCCATCAGACAAGCCATCTGTGCTTAGCGTCGCCGGCCAGGGCGCGTCGCCGTAGCAATTGCTCATCCACCAGATCCCGTTAGCATCAACAACGCAAAGACCCGTTGTGCCCAGCGGGATTTCTGTAGCGCCGACTTTGTTTGCGCCCTTGTCCCACAGCAACGCAACGGCTTGCAATGGCAGAGGCGGCCACACGCTAGACAGCTCTGGGTGCTGTGCCAGGTTGTAACCGAACGCTGCGCCGACGGGTGCCCGCCCATTGAAACTTGCGTGATTTGCCGGCAGCCAGCCTTTACGCAAAACAGTCGGGTTTGTGATTGCGTGTTGTCCACTCGAGGCCGCTGTGGTCGGATTGTGCGTGCCGGCGGGCCGCGCTACCAGTTCAAACCGGTAGTGCACATGATCTTCAAGGAAATCGCGTGTCTGCGGCGCCACGATAACCCAGGGCGTATCAGCAGAGCAGGCGTCTTTGGGCCCGAGTACGTGGCATACCGTAACGGTGACAGGCGGCCGTTGCTTAACGAGTTTGCCAGGCTCAACCGCCGACAGATAATACTTACCGGGCGCAATTGGGCCGGTAATCGCATTTGCAAGATCGTTCGCCAACCCGGGAGCAGCGGGCGGGAAGCGTACGATGCCTTGCAGCACAATGTCGCCGAGTGTGCTTGATTTTTTGTTGAAACAGAGCCCAACGCAATCTGAAGACGGCGTTGTAATTAGCGTTTGCGTTGTTGCGTTGTTCTCGACTGCCGCCAGCGCTTTCTCATAACACTGCGTCGTCGCGTTCCAGTACACTGGTTGCCCGGGCAGCACGTCAGGCGCAATCGTAGCGCCTGTATCAAACACCGCTCGGCCAAGCTCCGCGGCGTCTAAGCGGTGCTTAAGGTACTCAGTGCGGTCCGCAAGCGTACGGTCAGGTCGCGATACAACGCCGGCCTCTACTGGCTCTCCGGCGGCGACGTGCTTGATATTGTTCAGCCAGTTGTTGTTGGACATCCGTGTCCTCCAAAGCGTCCGTGCCCGTATTATTCAAACGCGATATCCCACGTGATCCCAATTTGTGCTGACGCTTCTTTGGTCACCTGGTCGCCAGACGCGAACGTTGTACGCGCAAAAATCACGTCTTGTGTGGCGTCGCTGAAGTTGGGCGTAGCTACGAGCGCCGCCGCGGAGATCTTGCTGTTTACCGAGTGGCTAAACGACTTGCCGTGGACGCCAAGCAACCCGGAGGTTTGCGCAAAAAACGTAAGCTGGTTGCCCGACTGTCCAACCGTGAAATAGTCTTCGTAATCCGTTGAAACACCAAGCGTCGGCTCGAGGCGGAGCGGGACACGCAGAAAATCCTGCGTGGCGCTGCTGACCAGGTCGTTGTAGTAATCCAGGTTTAGGTCACGACCAAAAGACGCCACTGTTAGCGGATCCTCGGGAGCACCGACGTTTTCAAATTCGATATACATAGCCGAGATGTGGTACGACGGCCTGCCGGCTTGCGGCCGGAAACCCAGCTGCCGGGCGGCGATGTGACCCCACGAATACTGGATTTGATTGGGTTGGCTGTGCAGCGGCGTCAGCACGCCGTCCGCGGTGACACGCCAAAGGCTGACATGCCCGCGAACGCCCGAGCCGTTTTTTCCAACCTTGTCAGCCGCCATGATAATTCCTCATTGGCACGTTCCGGAGAACACACGTACGGTAGCGCCTTTATCGGTCAGCAGATCCACTCCAACAGTGTCTGTTTTGGGCGCTGCTCCAGTGAAAAACGCCAGGTTTTCAGTCAGGTTTTGCGTCCCATCTAACGTGTCCCGCTGCGCGCCAAGGTCGTAAATTACGATCATGGCGGCGCCGGGGGGTAACAACTGCCGCAGGTGTCTGATATTGTACAGACCAAGCCGATTTTGCCCCAATTTGGCGCCTTTGATTCGTACAAGAAATACGTTGTTGCGCAGAATATTTGCCACAATAAACTGCAGCGGGTTAATAGTTGACGGAAGGTGCTGCGGCCCAGGTTCGTCGACCGGATAAACCTGTGGATCTGTTACGTAGCCCGGCTGTGCCCGCTTGTCGAGGTAGTGAGCCAGCGTGCAACGGCGCGGGCGTGTTTTGTCGCACAGATCGAGCGGTTTTAAGGCCGCTTCAACGCCGCGCATGTGCAACTCGTCAAAAAACCGTGTGACATCGGCCGGAAAACCCCCCAAACCGAAGCTGACGTACGTGTAGCCGCTAGGGTGCGCGGTATTTACCTCCAGCGGCACGTTTTTGTTCTCAAAAACCAGGTCTGAGTAAAAGCACGTGGCCAAAAAGCTGTTATCTAAAGCCAGCGCGCTGACTTCTGCCGGAATTTGCCCGGCTGTCAGCTCGTAAATCTGCAATGCGTCGATCAGCGGCGCGCCGGCGCGCAAAATATCGCCAACAGCCGCGACCGGTGTGGCGGTAGCGGCAAACCTGTACACGTTTTTGTCGGTCGCAATGAACAGCCCGTGCGCGTCAAGCTGCATCGTTTCGACTGTTTCGCGGTCATCGAGCGCCACAGGCACGCCGCAAATAGCCGAAAAAGCCAAATCAAGGTCTGCCGCAGCCGCTCCGCCACTCACGAGCCCGCTGAACACGGCGTTCATCAGGTCTTTGTAGCCTTGACTAGTGCTCAACCGCACGCCAAGCGCGTAACCGAACTGCGTAAACACGTAGTCGTAATCGAATTTACCGTGAAAAATCCAGATCGTGATTTCCTCATCGACGAGCTGGTTGCCAGCGTAAATAGCGCGCCGCAGAAAACCCGGGTTGTCAAACGGGTTTTCGATGAACACGATCGCGTTGCGCGATGTATCCAGCGCGTAATCAACGTTTTCAGTCAGCGCAGCCGTTGGAAAAAGCAGCTTGTTGAATATCTGCGGCGCCTCGGCTAGTTTCGCAGGCTTTGGAAACGCGTATGTTGTCCGCGCAATTGGGCGGTTAAACTGCTCTGGCGACTGATTAAATACCAGCGCGTCGATGTCAAAACGGGCCTGGCCGATTTTGCCCGCGTTCATTTGGCTTTTTCGCACCGTTAACGGCGTCCAGTGCTCGGTGTGATACAGCGGCACTTCGTAACGGCTCAGCGCCGCTACTGACTCGAGCAAATTTCGATGGGACTGAGCCGCTGTCGCGCCTGTAATTTCGGCGTACGAGGAAACTTGATCTACTGCCGTATACGTGCGCGCCCAGAAACTGCCGAGCAGCCCCAATAAGACGCGCGCCCGCTCAAAGTCGTTACCCGGGTAGAAAAACTGCTGTGCGGCCATAGCTCACCTGCTTAGTCGGCAAATCCGGCGGCTTTGAACGAAATCGAGATGTCCGCCTCGTTAACCAGAAACGCTGTTGTTCTGCCGGTAACCATATGGCCTGGGTCGTTTGGGATCTGCAGTACTGCGCTGTCCCGGATATAGCCCACAGAGCCGTCAGGTCTGCGGATGCGGCCAAACATGTCGATGGCGCCCACAGACGCCCTGCCGCTCAAAAACGGCTGTACGGCCGCGCTAATGCGCGACGCGTGCAGCTGCCCTGAGAAGCCAACCTCGCGCACGGCGGCGACGATGGCGGTCTTGATGGGGGCTGTGTCGGCCTCCGCGGCGTTAGCGTCTTTGCGGATGTCAAAAGATATCTTTGTGAAACACGGAACCGCGGCTTTGACGACTACATCGGCGGCCCGGGAGCGATTATCGCGGTCGGAAAGAAAATCTTGAATTTCTGCGATCAGCGGCAGGCTGGCTGTCGTCACCGAATACAAAGCTGTGCTGCTGTTGACTGTCAGGCCAGAAGAGCTGGTATCTGTGTCGACGAACTGGATTACAGCCGTCTGATAGCGCGTGTACGCGCTTTCGGGGCCGCGCAGGTCTGGGGCGAAATCCAGCCCGTCAAAATCGCGCGTCCGGTCGTCTCGGCTGATTGAATAGCCGGTAGCTGTTGTATCCAGCGGCCTCGCCACCCGAACAACCTCGTAAAGGCCGGGCGCCAGATCACGCGGAATAGCGACTTGCCAGAGTGCGCCAGTGGCAGCTTGGCCCTTGTAGACAGCCGGCAAGATATGCTCCCGCTCCTGCGCGCCGGCATTGGTCTGGCAATAGATATCTATCTTGCCGCCGCCTGAAATCGGAAACAGCCCGTGCTGGTCACGGAATTGCTCAGGGTCGCCGCAGCCCAAAACCGAGATGTGCGGGATGTTGGCAAACGCCGCCTGGTTGCGGATTGTCGCAATGTAGTTCTGCCGCCCGCCGATAACCTTGGCGGCCAGACCGCCTGACAATCGGCTAACGTAATCTGCGTTGCTCAGCGGCGCGGCGCCGTTAACAAAGTCAGACGCGGCGAAGGCCCGCGCCGAATTATTGATGATCGTGTCGCAGGTCAATTTTGTGTTACGGCGAATGTTTCCACCTGTACCTACAACGACGGCCTGCACCAAAATGTTCACTGTGTATGTGCCATCCCCGACGGCCAACATTTCGCGCTCGTAGTCCTGTGTCGCGGTAGTTCCCGGCAGCAGCGCCACGAAAGACAACGTCGGTCGAAACTGAATACCGTCAGCCGAAAACGTGACAGCCGACGAAATTGTGGTTTGCACCGGCTGGTTCAGCACAATCGTCACTTCGCCAACAGCTCTGGCGCCGGTGTCTCGTGTCAGGTTGAAATTCGACAGCACCTTGTCGACCAGGGCGGCGTCAGCCAGTGCTGGATTTGCGTTGATCTGCTGCAGGCTGTTGCTGGCCAGCACGCGGGCGATGTTTTCGCGAATAGCGGCGTTCAAAGTGGCGTTGAGGTACACAACCAGATCGTGAAACACGCCGCGTGTCAGCTCAACGTCGGGGTGGCGTTCCTGCAGCAGTTGCGTGAACGTCGCAAACATTGCGTCAATTTGCGCGGTATCGAGCTCTTTCAGGCTGGTAATTTCCAAGGCCATAACGCACCTACGGCAGTGTTTCAATAGGCAAAATAACAGCGCGCGACAGACCGGCGCGACTGGTGATCATAACATGCAAGTTCATGTAGCCAGGCAACAGGGCGACAGACGTTAAATCAGCCGCGGCAAACCGCTCGTCATCCGGCATGCCGGTGTACTCTTCAAGCAGCAGATTTCTCGTGATATACATGTTTTCAGTGTTGAACGCTGCAATTACGTCACTGCGTGTGCGCAGCGCCCCACGGCGAACCAGCGCCATAAACGTCGAGCCTCGTGTCGGCAGGCCGCGCATCGAGCCCAACTCAGTAAGAAATTCCAGCGCCCAGCGCTGCGCCAGTTTTTGAATACCGGTACAAATCTGCCCGCTCGTGTCGCCGTCGTACAGCGCGAGACCCAACTGCGCCTGGCCAGTCGCGCTGACATTGCGAAAAGCCAGGTAGTCGTATTTGCGGTTTGCGTAATCTGCAACAGTCATACGGTACCTCAAACCAGTTATGCGGTGCGGGCGGCCAGGGCTACATCTCGGTCATCCGGCGCGCCGTGTGACTCGCCGGCTTGGATTACTTCTTCAACGCTGGCGAGGAAGTACGAAAAAACACTGTCGGGGTTTTGGCCGTGGCCGTCGAGGCGCCCGTGCATCAACGAGGCGCAGCGCGCGTAGCTCGCGTGCCGAAACCGAAATGCCCGCTCTTCGGTAGCCATAAAGTCAACTTGCCACTTGATGCCGATGAGATCAGCCACCGTGCCGCCGGAACTTCCGGGCCCGCTTAGCACCTGCTCGGAGTACATCTCGTTCAGCTTGTTGCGGTTCCAGGCCGGCTCGTGCAGTGACGGGACATCCAGCAGGTCGCGCGTTTTGAGCGCCTGTGGCACAACCCACGGCCGAAAGTTGTCTAGCGTCTGAAACTGATCAGCCAGCTGCAGCGCTGTTGTTTCAAGCTCGATAATACGCGCGCTAAACGCTCCGTCAACCGAAGCTTTTTTTGTACCGTGACTCATGGCTGCTCCTTAAAATCCACCTTGGGTAAACCGCTTATCGAGCATGGCTTGAATCTTGGCAGCGCGTTGACTTACGGCGCCTGATGTAATGTTCAAACGTTGCGCAATGTCTTGCGTGCTTGTGCGCCGGCGGCCGTTACGCCCAAGCGACATGTCCATGATTAATTTGTCTGTCGGGCCAAGATCTTCATAGACAAAGTTCATCCACGCTTGCGCACCGGTGTCGTGGCCCGGAATTTTGCTGGCGATATCCGCGTCTTCGTTTTCGTAGTCGTTTTCTGTCGTGGTAGTTCCCTCAGCCAGCGGCTGTTGAAACGCGCGAATCTTGCGAATGCGCCGCGAGGACAACATCGTGCTGTCAGCCAGCTCGTCGTCTGTGGGGTCGCGGCCAAGGCGATCGCGCAACTCGTTTTCGCTCTCTTGCAACCTTTGAAAGTCCAGACCGACCTGCTCCGGAATACGAATAATGTTCTGTTCTTGCGCGGTTATACGCCGCAGACTCTGTAACTGCGACAGCATGTGTGTGCGGACGTTTCCGCGTTTCGGGTCGTACGTTTCCAGCGCTTTAAGTGCCATCAGTTTGGCGCGCGACCGAATTGTCGGTCCGGCGTTTCCGCCAGCGTAGCTTGAGACCGCCGTGTCGATAACTGGCTGCAGCGACGCCAGCACTTTTGTGTTTGTTGCAGGCGTGCGCTGTTTTTGCCACGCGGCGTAGGTGGTATCAAAATCTTCACTGACACCGTGCGGGCGGCTTGGTGCGGAAAACGGCGCCGGCACATCGCCCAAAATAGACGGCATGCCTTTGAGTTTGTCGTCTGGCATGATTAACTCCTTATCGCAAGCGGCCCGCCAGCCCACGCATTTTTGTACAGCGGCGGCGCGTCACTTGTAAGCGTCGTGTTTTCGTTTTCTTCAGTCGTGCGGATATGCGCCACCGTAAAACTGGTGCCGGCTGTGGCGCGCTCTGCGTCAATTGCAAAAGCTACCTGCGTCACAGTTGCGTAGAGCACGTCAGGATCTTCTAAATCCATGGGCGGCGTTTGAATACCGATAATGCTGCCCGGCGCGATATCAAATCGCAGTTTGCCGGACAGCTCGCCGTGACGCTGATAAAGCACTTCTGTTTTGTACCAGTGCTCGGCAAATTTTGTGGCAGCCGCGCTGGTTTGCTGCGCGATTGTCGCTTCTGGGGCGGTGTAAAGATCCTCGGCTGTTGTCCGTGCGCCGCCGCGCGGTGTTGTAGTGTCTTTCGGGCTTCCTGCCGTGCCGGTGGCCCGCGGCGCAAAAGACGAGTTTGGCGTAATGTTCGTCATCCACGTTGGCGGTTCTTTCAATAGTTTAAAGCCGCGGATGTTTCTACCGGGCGCGTCTGTCGGCGGGTAAAACCCCAGCGGCAACTTGAATGTCGGCAGCGGTTTAAAATCGCGCCTGGCGCCAATTTGATAGCCGGTGTCAGCATTGGTCGAGTAAAAAATGTCGACGGATTCAAGTTGCTGCAAAACGCTGGCGTTAAAATTTGCGTAGTTGTACTCGTCCGCAAGGATGGTTAAATACGGAACCCTTAAACCGGCAAAAAACGGAATAGGCAGCGCAAACTCCGCGCTGGGCGATATAGCGAAGTAAAACTGCGGTGCGTATTCACCGACAAGTTTGTTCCAAAAAGTCGTGTACGCAAAAGATTCTGTCGCGTCTTTTGCGATAGCCTGTTTGACAGCCCAGCTGACATTCGCTGTTTTCAAATCTTCGAGCGCAAGGCCTAGCGGTACGTAATAATCCCGGCCGGGGCCGTCCTTAGTCATTCGCTGCAACGCGTCAAGAACCGGCTGTTTTTGATCGTAAGTGGGGACCGCAGCGTCGTCTTGGTAGCGCGGTAAAGGCCAACTCGCGATCTTTTTGAAAATGGGGTACATCACGTTACCCCAGATGTCCGTGCTGATGTTGTCAATGTTGATGATCTCGCCGCGCGAGTCCAGCGACGGAATTGGACTGTGTTCTTTGTCAGCGCCGGCAGTACCCTCGGTATTTTGCAGCGCGTAATAGCCGGCGTTCTGCGCCAGGTCATACGGCGCTCCGGGAAACCAGTTCCCGTTCACCATCGAACCCTGGTTGACGTCGTCTAGCCAGTGCACGAGCTGCAGCGCGTAGTTAGCGCTGTTGTGGCTGCGCTGATAGCCAATACCGGCGTACTTGCCGCGAAAAATGACGTACGTGCCGGCATCCATCATGCTCGTGCGGCCGTCATGATTCGTGACTGACAGCGTCACGATAGCCAGCGCGCCGGGCTGCAGATCTTTACGCTGCTTGTGAATTGTGGCAGGCTCACCAGACCGCACTTCTTTGCCGGTTGCGACTGTGAGCGTAGCTGTGGGAATTGAGTTCAGGCCGAAAGATGCGCGAATCGACACGACGTCTGGGAAAACAACGTCGCCGATCTGCGCCGAGATCCTGAATGACGATGTGATGTATGGATCAGTTGCCGCCACGTGTCTGGCTCCTGGCTTTTTCAGTGCGGTAAATCATGGCGAGTACCAGCCCGCCCATGCGATACACAGGACTCGGGTGATCGAACCACAGATTCTTAAACGTAGTGTATGGCTCAACCGGCGCAACACCGAAAAGCTCTAAAAACAACGGCTCGCCTAGTAATTCCAGTGTCGGCAGCAGTGTTGTGACGGCCGGCGCCGGTTTTGCGATCGTTGTAACCGCCCAGCGCGCGCCGTTTTGCGGACGCGCAATTTTCAGCGTCAGCGCGTTGTCTGGAAAAGGAATTGCCGCTGTTAATCCGGCTGCCAGTGTAACCGGCGTCGTGCTGCGGGCACTCCCAATAACTGCCGAGATTGTCACCTGCGCGTCTTCAATAGCGACCATGTACTCGCGAAAACTCTGTCCAGCCCCGTTCAGCGCGGCCGGCTGGCCCTGCACGCTCAGGCGGCTCATGTTGCTGACCTCGGGGTCAATAGATATCTTTGCGGCGGCCGAAAAGAACGGCGCGTCAAGCGGCGGCCAGTATGTGACGCGGGGGTCCAACTGGTACACGAACTCCTGCAGCTCTGTTTCGTGCAAATATCGCATCAGCTCCTGCGCCCGGAAGTTCATGAAATAGCGGTCCGGCGCAGTACCGAACAAAATGCGCCGCGGAAGCTGCAGATATGTAGGTAACACAACCGGCACAAAGTTGGCCGGAATGTACTCTTCGCCAACGTACTGGGGCTGGCTGCTTGCGCCAGAAACGTTCAACAGCAATGTGCGCGCGTGATTGATCATCCTGTGTACCCAATGTCGGTACGTGAAGAAGCGTCAAAGTCGACTGCAGTCGGCACGTCGGTTTGCGGCAGCACATTGAACTGTAACGCCCACTGGCCGACCAATACGTCAGGTCGCGGCAGTTCAAGCCGCATGCCCGTTAAAAAACCCCAAAGCGCGCCACACCCGCCCAGCGAAATAGCCATGGCGCGCCGGCTGCGCGACAGTTTGTTGGTCTGATAAAATGCGTGCAGTTCGCACATTGAGCCGCTGCCGCCGGCGGGGCCGCATGTCGGCGCAACGAACCCCATTCCAGACACGCGCAACTCGCCAACGCGGTCGCCAAACACGTATGCGTACACGAAGTTGTTGATTGTGTGCAGAAATTGAAAGTTGCCAGACTGCTCCAGCGTAAAGCCAGTCACCGGTACAGACAGCATGCTGCCGTCAAACATGATCTTGAAAACAGCGCTGGCCTCGTCGGCACAGTCAAGTTTTACTGTGTACACGGCGCCGTCACACTGTGTGAATACGCTAGTTGCCATAATGTCACGAAAACACTGGGGCGCCGTCGCCGGTGTCAACGGGCGGCTGGCCTACGGCGGCCAGCACAGCTTCGCGCATGCCGCGCACTTGCAACGTACCGTTAATAGTAAGTTCGTTTTTACCCTCTGTGCTGGACAAAGAAACCGGCGAAATTTGCCCTGTCTCGCGCGTGGCGTCTGCGGCCGCCGCGGAGGCGCGTGTTTCGCTGCCGCTCGCGCGGTCGTCTTCTCGGCCCCGCGAAAAGCTCACTGTTTCTGCCGCAAGCTGTACTGTTTCAGCCCGAATTTCAGCCGTTGCTACTCGCTCGCCGTCGGCCGGCGGTGTGGTAGCCCCGTCGGCAGCGGCGTCCGGCGTGGTCGAACCGGCGGCCGTCGCGCTATCTTTCAGCCGTTTCGCCTTTGCCGCTAATGTAGCAGCCTCAACGCGTTTTTCTTCTTCGATCGCGTCGCCAAAACCCTCACTGACGCCGGCGCTGCTCAAAACAATGCCTTTCTTCGCAAGCTCGCTGGATCCGTGCAGGCCGCTCAGCTGCGTAAAATCGTTTTCATCGACAAATGTTTCAAGTTCAGCGAGCGCCGTTTTGTCGCCGAGCCCCGCGGCTTTGAATTTAGCTTTCGTGCGCTCGGCGGCGTCGCCAGCTAAACCCTGTGTCTCAATTGTTTTTTCTGCTAACGCCCGGGAAGCTTCTTCGACGGCGTCCATGTCATCAGCGTTCATCATCGCGTACGACAGCTGCTCCACGCGGCCGATTTCTTTTTTGTTTTGTTCTCTTTCTTCTGGTGATGCGCCTTTAGCTTGCCCGCGCCGTGCTTTCGCGGTTGCTTCAAGCTGCGCCAGTGTTGTTTGTTTCTTAGCCGGGTCGAGAACGCCCTCGACTGCGCCAATGCCGTGAGATTTTGAAATCGCGTCGATTTGGTCTGCACGAGATGTTGCTGTCCCGCCGACGTGCGCTCGATAAAGTGCTGTGATCTCTGCGTCTGCTTTAGTGTTGAGCTTCGTCGCAATGTCGGTGCTCGAAACGACCTCTGTGTCGCTATCAACACCCGCAAGGCTTTTGAGTTCTTCGATAGCGGCGGCGGCGCCTGGGCCGCCGGCTCGTGCCTCGGCGTAAGCTTTTGTTACATCAGAGGTGTTCACGGCGGCGGAATTAAAATTGCTCAACGCTCCGGCAAATGCGCCAGCCAGCTCTGGCGCGTAAGCGTCTCGCAATTCCGTTTTTTTCAACGCGTTGCCGATGCTGGCCGCGAATCGTCCTGCGTCAAACGTGCCGGACGTGCCGATGCGGTCCAACTCGTCTCCGAGCCGCTGTGCGATGGTTGTCTCGTGCCCGCGTGTCATACGAGCGTGCCGTTCTGCGCGATTTTGCGCCACATATTGTTCGCGCTCGAGTAATTGTAACGTGCGCTTGTTTGTAAGCTGGTCTTCGCCGACAATGCCGTGGCCGGTTCGTGCAACGACAAACGCGTTAGACTGGGCGGCCATTCTGCCCAGGTTGTCAAGTTGCTCGGCTTTTGTACCGCCCAACAGCGCCGGAAGCAGCGCTGCTGCGCGGGATTCGGCAACAACCGGATCGAGACCTTGGCGAACAAACATTTCTTTCAGCATTTCCGGTGCGCGGGCTTGCAAGTGCTCTGCGCGCTTGGTGGCGTCCATGGAGCCAGTCTCTTCCATGATCGTTTTTGTGAGCTGCAGGCTGAAGTCTTTCGCAAAGCCGTGTTTCTGTGCTTCTAACCTGTCGGGCGCGATACCCGACGCAATCGCGGCCGCGTCAAACTCTGGCCTGTTTACCTGCTGCATTACCTCGTGGCTCATGACCTCGTTGGCGATATCGCGCTGCAACTGGTAACGCTGCGCCCGATACACGTAACCCGCTTTCATGTTTTCTTGCGTATTCGGGTCAATAGCGTATGCGCGCAGCGTGTTGACATTTCCGCCGTGGGCGGCAAAAAAGTTGGTGACCGCTTGCGCGCCGCCCATTCCGGCCATTTCGGCAATGTTGTGTGTTTTGCCGCCAACAGTAAACGTCTCTTTGCCTTCTTTGTACGCCTTGGCCATTGCTTGCAACTCAGGGCTGCTTTTGTAGGCTTCCGGATTACTTTCAACAGCTCGGGCAACAGCGGCTAGCGTAACACCTACGCCGGAAGCATCGCCGCGCTGCATCCGCATAGCGGCTTCTTGCCCGGCTTCTGCTTGATTCAGTTTGCCAAATCCGTGCTCATTAAAAGCGCCGGCGTCCCGCATGGCTTTCGACATCATCGTGGCGTTCAACGTGTTTTGCGTCGAAATTGTGCGCGACAAGCCGAGCGTGTCGCCGTACGCGCCGGTTTGCGCTGATATTCCGGCGAGCTGCTCAAACCCCATGCCAGCGTCGCGTGCTGACAGCCGCAGCTGCCTAAGCGTGCTTTCAACTTTACCAGCGCCGACTTGCGAAATTGTCCCCTGGCTTAGATGCTCGAGAGCTGCCAACAGTTGCGGCATTGGCGCATTGGTATTGCCGTTGTCGCCAAAGATTTCCCGAACAGCGGCAACGGCACCACTAAACTTCTTTACTTTGTCAGCTGTGCGCGACGCGTCAACATTGCCGGCCGCAAGATCGTAACCGCCAAGTTTTTCAAGCCCGCCGAGTTCTTTCTCCATCTCGGCGGGCGATTTAGCGCTGTGGTCGGCTTCTCGGAAGTCGTCAATCTTCCGCATCGTGTCGTCTAACCGGCCGCGATAAGTCGGCAGCTGGTCTTTGACAATATTTTTCTGCTCTTCTTCGGTGGTTTCGGCAAACGTACGCCCGTGAAATTTAGTGTCTGATTTCAGAAGTTCGCGATGCGCAAACTCCTCAGCCAGCCGGTTCATCGTGGGTTCGTCTCGCGCCTTCTCCGATACAGCTTTAACGCGCTCGGCCGGAGACAGCGCCCCGAGGCTTTGCGGCAACATGCCGCGCTGAAACAAATGTTCCATCATCTGCGCGGATTGCCCGCCAGAAAAACCGTGCATGTCGTCAATGTCGGCGCCCGGGCCGTACATGTTGGCGTGCACAGACTTTGTAAGATTTTCGAGCGATCGCCCGCTCATGCGCTCGCCGCCTAACGTATCGCGCCGATAAAAGCCGATTTTGTTAACAGCGGCCGCTAGCAAGGCTGGGTCACCTTTTGAGCCAAACATAACGCCTTCAAGCGTGTCGGGACCCATAATACTGCCGAGCACTTGTTTTCCGACCGGGTTATTCAGCATGCCGGCAATATTGTCGGCACTTTCTTTATTCAGTGGCGACGCCCCGCCGCCAACCAACGCGGTCGCGAACCCTTGAATTTTGGTCGAAACATCGGCGTTTCCGGAGGCGTTTGCAGCCAGCGCGGCGCTACGTGTTGCCTGCTGGTAGCGCGCTGCCAATAGCTGATCCGCGACGTTTTGCCCGGGCATCATGTTTGCCATGAAATTTCCTGGGCCGGCCATCTGCTGCAGCATCGGAATGCCAAACAGCATCATGGCCAGACTCCCGGCTTCCCCGCCAGGCATACCGCTCATCGGTACCGGTGAGTATGCAGGCGGCCGCATTGGCGCCAAAGTAGGCGACCAGGGGTTACCGGGAATAGGGTACGGATCTGCCATAAAATTACTGCTGCTGTTTCTTTTTCAGCGTCGCCTGCCACGCCTTGTAGCGTTCAATCATGTTTTGCGTGTCATTAATTGTATCTTTTTGCGTAGCCGCTTTTTCGCCTTCTCGCCACGGAAAAATGACGGTTTGCAGCAAACTCAAAGACTCGCTGGCCCGCGTTTTTACATTTTCCGCGCTTTCCGGCGTCAAATTTTGTTTAAGCACATACGTCAGCCAGTGCCGGTGCACGACGTCCAGCAGCGCAAGCTCTTCTCGGCGCTGCATTTCGGCAAACATTAACCGATGGCGCATCTTCCAATTGATATCTTTGGGATCGGCCCGGGTGTAGTCGATTAACCCGGAAGCAGCAGCCCGCACCATGTAGGCGGCTACCCGATCCCGTTCCAAAAACTTGGTTCAAGCGCCATAGCCTCAAGACCCTCTACGACACGCTGGAAGTGGCGCAATTGCTGCGCCGCCAATCGTCGAGTCACTTCATGTGCCAGCACGCTGGTATTGATGTACGCCAGCATGGGCACAAGCGCCGTCTGCAGCGGCTTATCTTCCGGCGGCGTGTGCGGATATTCCAGCAGTGGGGGCAAAATATTCAGCACCTTGCCCACCTTGTCAGTCAGCCGCTCCAGCGAACACGCCAGCCGGTACTCAAGCATGCGCAAAACCCACTCGTCTGACGTCGCCAGTTCGCCGGCCTTTTGATCGAGCACCAGCTGCCGGTGAATGAGCTTGTTTTCTTCGGCCAGCACCGACCGAAACGTCAACTTTAAGGCGCCGCCGAAGAGTTCAAACGTGCGGCTAAACCGAGTTCCACCAAGCACAGACGCCAGAAAGTCTTGCTTGTCGGTATCGGTGATTTCTGTGTCGAACTTTTGCCGCATATCCCAGCCGCAGCGGGGACAGAACGGCAGGATTACCATGGGTGCCGGGCCCGGGCCTTCGTTAACTGGGCTACTGGTTGGCGTTGCGGCCGGCTCGGCGGCGGCGGCCGGCGGGGCAGGCTCGTCGGCTGGCTTTGCTGGCTCCTCCGCCCTGTCATCAATAATCTCGGCAGCGTTGAGCTGTTGATACAGCGCCGCAACCTCTGGGGTCATGTTGGCAGTTTGCGCCTCAAGCTCGGTTTGCCGATTTCGCGTGTCGCCAACCTTTTTTGCTGTCGCCAGCATGTCTTTAATTTGCTGCAGCGCGTCAGGCGGCAATCGCCCGGCGTCGATTAGCACGTCAGTTCGTGCTGACGCGGGCAAGCTGTCCTTCAGTTTGACTAACATCGTGCCCAGGTCGGCTGGAATCGGATCCTTGTCTTTCCAGCCAAACTGCTCGAGTGTTTTTTTGGTGAACTCAGACACGTACGGGTTTTCGACTAATTCCACGGCGGCCTCCTTTAAGTGCTAGCTGTTCCAATAATCGGGTAACCATTTTCGTCGTCGTTGAGCGGCTGCTTTTTCGGCTCGGCCAACCTGGGCGTAGCGTACGCGTCGGCAACAGCGCCGGAGCCTGAGTTGCGGCGCTTGTCGCGAAGGTTTCCGTCTGCGCTCTCGACGATGGTGAAATTTTGCGTAACAAACGCGCTTTCTTCAACAAGTTTTTGCCTGCCCGGAAACGGGTAAGTTTCGCCGGCCGCGCTTGTTTTGACCGGCTTTTCTTTCCAGCGGGCCGGGACTTTACCGGCAAGCCGCGCAAGCTGCTGCCACCGATCTTCGTAAAGCAGAAAATCCGGCACGCTGTACTGCTTGTCTGTCCGGAACGAAAACTCGATCTTTTTGATCGTGTCAGAGTTCCCGGGTTGTTTGTCGTCGTACCAGAGTCCGGCCAGATATGTTTTATCTACGCTGTCAGCCATGTTGGGAATAATTTCGTCGGCGTATTGTCGCACCTTGTCCAACGTTTCGTTGATTCGCGCGCGACAATCAGCGTCACACGGCCCGACATACGGCGCGCCCTGCTCAGCAAGAACAGCCCCCTTAGCTGCAATGACATTTCCGTTGCCGATAATTGCGCCGTTAGCAAATAGTGCGCCGTCAAGGCCAAGTGGCCCCGCTAACAACGTATAATCGCGTGTAAAGTAGTTCGCCTTCTGCGTTTTGGAGTCAGCGCTCGCGCGGAAAAAGTGTCCAACCGTGCCGCTCTCGCCGACGTAGTGAAACAGCTGGTCGCTTTTGGTAACAAGGTCGGCTTCGCCGCGCCCTGCGTCAATAGTGATGTTTCCAGGCGCGATTCCGCTGTCCCCGCCGCCGGTGCGCAGGTAAATCTGATGCGCCAGATTCACCACGTTCGATTTGGGTGCGCGGAGCACGATCCCGCCGAAGCGCGCATCTTCGTCGACTGTATCGAAATTGTAATCCGTTTTTGCCGACCGACTTTCAAGCAGAATGCCGCCATCGCGCGTGGAGCTGTCGTTGCCGGCCAGAACCATGACGTTCTGCTCGGCTTTGATGCGCACGCTTTTTTCTGTGGTGGAGATATCCACCGCGCCATTTGCGCGCTGGATGACGTCGCCGCCGGCCCACAGCTGCGTGTGCCGCCCAGACTTGACCCACACGTCGCCAGGCGCCGAGAGCGTCAGGCAGCCGCCGCTCATCTTAATCTCAGCGCCATACCCGTCGCCGATCACAACGCTTCCGTCTTCTAAAAGCGAAACGTACGCTTCCGTCTCATAGAAGTTCTGCGTATTGTAGCGATGGTCAATTTTAAGTGGCTGGATTGGCTTTGGTTCTTTGAGGTACATCGAGCCGACAAGTGTTTTGTAATCAGGCACAACCTGGTTGTAACTCGCGTACTGTAGCTCATCCTGTTCCCAGGTTTTGTAGTCGTTGGTGTGCCAGTGAAACGGGTGCAATCCAGCGTAGTTGAATAAGTACCCGTGTAAGTCCAGCACCGCGCTGGCGCGTTGTAGGTTAGGAAACGCACCAGAGGCCTCAAGATCGCCTGTAATCGAATGCGTCGGGCCACTGCCGTGCTTGCTAGCAGCCCTGTAGTTCTTTTCAGCGCTGTCACCGTCGCCGGCCTCGGGACGCTTCAACCGCGTGGGCTGCGGCAACAGCATTCGCTTTGTGAGCGTGATGCCTTTCGCGCTCGCCAGAAAATATCTTCCGTCTAATCCGGTGTTCTCTTCAAACAACCCACACGCTGGCTTGTTCTCATTCGGAAAATCGCGCAGTTTTTCGGCGCCTGGCGTGCACGGCTCCGCTGTGCCGAGCGTGCTGTCAAGCTGCGAATCATAAACGGGGCCGCTCGGACCAGCTGTGCCCGGTTGGTACGTCCAGCGGGCAACGTCGGCCGGGGGCGCGTGCACAACACGCCGGCCGCCTTGCCCCAAATATCCCATGAATACCTGCGTCCGGTGATACGGCTGCTGATATTCGTGTTTGTTTTCAAAGTGCGCGTAATACGGCTTGCCTGAGCTGCACAAGTACGTACTCGAGTCGTACTTTTGCACCATGTCGTTGCCGCCGCCGGGTTGCAGAATCCCCATCGCCTCCCACGGGTAGGGTGCAAAACCTTGCGTATCGTTGTACTCGCCCTGGTCAACGTAGGCGTCGCGTTCAGATCCGCCTGTCCACATCTGCATGTTGTAACCGGCAACACGCAGCATTGAGTCGTGATAGAACGCAAACACGCCTGTAAACTCGTTTACAGACATACGCGCCATAAAGTCGTCGAGAGTAATACCTAATCCGGTCGTCGTAATTGCGCCCCACTCGCTGGCAAGAGTCGAGTCAATCGGGCGCCACGCGCTGAGATCGCTAACCTGCCCGCCCTCGGGCATTTTCAGGTATTTCTTGTGGCAATCGTCGACGCGCTTTCGGGAAGCCTGCGTAACGTAGTCGTGGTAGCCGCGATAGCCGATATCCAAAATCGTCGGCACGGCGCCCACGATTTGCGCCAGGTCGATCTTGTCGTGCAGCATCACGATGACGGGCGTACCGGGCGCCAGCGACGTGATTTCTGTAGCGCCAAAGCACGCGTTGCTCGTGCGCGTGACCTGCGTCGCCATTACCGGTGCGCGGTGCTTTTCGATCTGCACTCGGTAGCAGTTGGCAATCGCAGTGCCATCAACAATCCACCCCAAGCAAAGCCTGGCGGTGTCCTGAAATCCCATCTTGTAGCCGGCGAGCTTGCAATTTGGGTCGGCTACTGCGTGTGTCTGCGCCCCGCGAGCAGCCGTCGCATCTCGTGCGGCGTACTCTGTTTTGTGCTGATTGCGGCGCGCGGCAGCGGCCGGGTCATATAACGGAGCCTGCCCCTGCGGATCACATCCGCCGGGAGCCGGTGACGGCGTTGGCATAGTCCACCAATCGGTGAGGTTACGGGCCCGAAGGCCCCAGGTGTCGTAAAGACCCCTAATACCGTAAACGGCGGCTGCGCAAAGCGCAACCGCCGTTTTGGTTTGCGTTTTTAATCGGCCGCTACGTATCAGACGTAGTAGAGGTCGACAAACATGAATCCAAGCTGCTCGTTGATCACAATCTCTTGCGCGGACACATTGGCGCCAACCTGATTCAGAGTGGCGTCCTTTAACGTGTACGTGACGCCGGCTCCCGCGGTTGCGCCTGCGGTTGCGCTTACGCACGTCGCGGCCGTTGCGTCAAGTGTCATGTTTTGTGGGTTGCACAAATTACCAAACGTGCTCACGAGATTTTTAAACACGGCGGCGCCCGTTACAACGCGCGTAAACGTTGCGGTGCCCTGCCGCCGATTACCAACGTAATACACGTTGGTAGATCCAATTTCGTACAGCATGTTGACCGTGCGCTGGCATGACCACTGCGCCTGCTGCACCAGCGCGCCCTCCGGGGAGGCCGCCGGGCTCGAGCCGGCCGACGTGCCTGTCGTCCAGGTTAAATGCACGTCGTCGGCACGGAACGCGCCCTTGAATTGCTGATCAGCGCCGCCGCCGGCTGCGAATACACTGCTACTAGCCATGTTTTAAGACTCCTAGTGATTCTCAAACAACGAGATGAAGTTCGATGTTGTTCAACGGCGCCGGCACGGTCAGGTTCAGCACAATTTCAATACGATCGCGGAGCAGCGGATGAATCCGCAGCACGCTAATTTCGCCGTCGATCAGCTGCCCGCCGAGTTCGGTCGTTGTGCCGCTCGTCTTGAAGTAATCGATAAGCTTGACGACCTCAGCGCGCAGGTACCGCACCATACCGTCCGTCACATTTACGCGGCCGATGTACGGCCGTAAACGACGGAGAAAGAGGTACGACATCGAGTCGACGTTACGCCGAATCATCTCTTCCCGACGATTCAGGTCGAGATTATCGGTTGTCAGCGCGTGCCGCGTGAACGGCGTGCCGTCGCGATTCTCCGTCACGACCCACACACCGGCCTCAGCCAGCCTGTTCAGCTGCGTTTCGTTGAAGAACTTGTACGCCCGGCTGAAGTCGTCGAAGCCGGCGACCTCGACGTTCGTCAGCGGCTGGTGCGGCACCACGCCAGATACCAGGCCCGCAATCGCGGCAGACAGGTAATAGCCGGGCTGCATTGTGCCGGCTTCGCCTACTTGGTCGGGCCATGTGGCTACAACGCGCCGGCTGCTAAAGCTGCCGGCTTGCGTAGCTACGGCGTCAGCGACTTCGTTGCGGTTCAGGTTGCGGTAAATCTCAACCCGTTGCGCCACGGACACGGGCGCCTCAGCGCCGGCGTACAGAAGCAGCGAGCTTTCAGCCACAACACTGTCGACAACAAACTCCTGATACTGTTCCTCGCCGAAACCGTCTACCGTGTAGAGGTAGCGCACGATGTCACCAGGCTGAACGCCGTTCGTGATGAAGTAGCCGTTACCGCCCGAAACCTGCAGCAGCGTGTACTGCGTGTTTGTAGCGTTCGGGTCATCGGCCAGCGTCGCGAGCACGACTTCTTCAACCACGTTGCCAGACACTCCGGCGATCAGCGCGCCCTGACCCGCGACCTTCTTACTGGCCGGGGCCTTGAGCGCGAACACGCCGCCCTTCCAGTTGTTAGCCGTCTCATTCGACTCGCCGTTGATATGCGCGGCGTACAAATTCTGTACAGCGCGGTCGAACGTGAGCGGCACAAGGTTGTACATGTCGTCGCGACCCTTAACGCGGTCAAGAACGGCAACCCAGCTGTCCAGATCGTCGGGGTTCGCGACGGCGGTGTACTTCACAACCGTGCCGTTGCTGTTCGACAGCGCTTTGTAGACGCCCCACTTCAGCGGGTTGTCCGGGTGCAGCTGCCCCTTGATCTGCCCAAGATCCGAAACGCTTTGGAGGCTGTTGACCTCGTCGGCCAGCTCAGCCAGCCACTCGCGGTACTCGATGTACAGCGACCCGCCGCGGACTTCGAGCGCCTGCTCGACTCCGTTGCGCGTCCACTCGGGGTGGTAGGCCACGATGCCTTCGTGCACGCAAACCTGCGTGGCTTCCAGCTCGTAGTTCGTCAGCGGCGCGTAACCCACCCGGTTCTTGGACACCTGGATGTCGTCCTTGATGAACAAGCGCAGGTCGATGTCGTCAGCCGAGCTGATGCCGGCGGGCAAGTCATCGCGGAGGATAAGCTTGCGCACCGCGCCAGCTTTGCTCGACAGCACAGGCACGTACCACTTGTCGCCCTTACGCAAACCTGCCAGGCTGTCCAACGAAGACGCCAGCACCGGATAATCAGCGCTGGGCGCCATCGTAAACGGCTGTACAGAAACGACAGCGTTGAACTTAATCGTCACGCCGTTAGAGCCGATAGCTACGGCCGTGTTAGCGGCGGTTACCTCGGTTGGGCCAGAGAAATCCAGGCCCTTAACGGTGCGCACGGTGATTTCAGGAAGATCGGCCCACACGCCGCCCTTGGTGCACTCGACGATGTAAACGTCGTTCTTGTCGCCGTCGTAGGTGCCGCCAGAAGTAGCAGCCGCGGCGTCGAACTCCTGGCTCACTTCAACTTTCCACTTTTGCCCAACGACAAGCGCGTCCGGCGCAACTTCAGCCGTACCAGCGGCCAGCGAGCACGCCGAACCCGGGTCATAGTGAAATGTGACCTTGAGTCCGCGCGTACCAATGTCGGTCGGATCGCCAAAATCGGCGGGCGTTACTTCGGCCACGTCGTCATTACCACTGGCCGAGCGCACGCGCAACCGCGCGGCGGCGCAGCCGGGTACAGACGACTTGATGACCTCGATGGTGTACTCTTCTTCCACGGCGCCGTCGAGCAGGCCGTCGTAATCACTCCCGTCGACGCTGGCCGAAATGCAGTTATTCGGGCCGGCTGTCTTTGTAATAGTCGCGGCGGCGCTGTTAACGGAATCTTGGTTATCGTCATCGGCTGCGGCGACGTCAACGTCGGAAGGAACTGTCTCGCTGGCAAAACCGGTCACGGTCGTCCACAGCGTTACCTCTTCGCAATCGTTATCGGCACTAACGGCGCGCAGGTAAGCTACGTCGCCAAGCTGCACATCGCGGTCACCAAACGCGGCGCTGCGCGGGTACGCAGTTCCGTTGTTCTTGAACGCGACGGCGCTCGCAGCAATCCAATTGCTGCGACCTTCAACAGCCGATACCGTCGTGCCAACCTGGCCGACAGTGTGCTCGTAGTACTTGAGCAGCGCGTTGTCGATGTACAGCTTCGTGTAGCTGTGATCGACAAGCGAGCCGGGGAGCCGGCCGGGATAGGCGTAACACGTGTCGTTCAGGTAGTCGTACTCGCCGAGCTTGCCCGCCGATTTTTCTTCGGCGTCGTTGTAGCGGTGCAGGACGGCGTGCGGACCAGAGACGTGCGCGCGAAGCGGCTCCGTGATCTCCGTCGGGACGACCGCAAATTCCTGGAAAACGAGAACTTGGGGCTTAACGTAACTCGACATGAGTCAGGCCTCCGTGCCTAGAGTCGTAGGGGATGCGATGCTGCTCAGTATACAACCATTACAGCCGTAAAAAAAAATCCCCGGACGACAGTGTGTTTAAATGTTCCTAATACGACAGTAAATCGGTCGCCTTGAGAACAATCCGCTTGAGTTGCGGCGCGTACGGCTGGAGCTGCCAGGCTTCCTCGGCTACGTACGCTACGGTAACAGGCACGGCGTAACCCTGTACCACTTCTTGAACTTCTCCTGCCCCGCCAATTTCGCTCACACCGAACTTATGTAAGTTCATCTGTTCGCGAATCCAGGGCGCAAATTGGTGCAAAAACTTAACCACCTCAGTTGCGAGAAACTCGTTTTCTGCGGCGCTGGGCGTCAGACATTGCAACGTGTGGCTGCCAGCCCAAAACCCCGCGTAACTTGACGCACCCGAGTAAATATTGTGCCCGGCCTGATCCCCGATACCAACACGTTGCCACTGCCAGGCGTTTCTTTTGATTAGAATTGCCGGGCGTTTGTCGGCGGTAGCGGGCTGCCAGCGCGTAATACTTTCTATCAAAATGCCGCCCTGGTGCAAACCGTTATCAGACGGTTTCCAGGCACCAAGCGTCTCGAGCTGTCGCCGAATGCGCGGTTCTTCGATATTCTTCGGGTCAGAAAAATGCGTTAAAAGTAGCTGGCGCAGTAAACCCGTCATCACGTGCGGGCGCATGCCGTACGAGCACAGGCTGCTGACGGTGTTTAGTCGGTTCTCTGGCTTGGCGCCGTCTGGAAACAGCGCCTCGACTTCGGGCGGGTTTTGCTGATTGTTACAGTCGCTCACGGCCGGCCTCTTTTCAGATTACCAGGCTAAAAGTTCCAGAAGTCGTCGGGCGGGGAAGCGGGGCCGGGAAACTGCTGCTCGGTTTCCACGCCTTCGCTGCGCTCGGTAAGCACGGCCTCGCTGCTGTCTCCCAGGATTTCCGTTTCCCAGAAGACCGTCAGCTGGCCCGCGGCGACAACCGTGATAAATTGCGTATTCGGGCCGTACTCGCCGGGCTTCTCAAAAAGCACGGCGTAATTGCCAGGATCTAATAACAGCGCGTCTGCCCAGCGCCCGTTCGCGCCAGTTGTAGTACTGGCTACAGCGTTAGCTCTGGCTGGGTAGTCTGGTTGCGCGGCATCGTAGATATCTTTTGGAAACACATACACACGCGCACCCTCGACCGGATAGCCCGTCGCGTCAGCGTACGCTAAATAATCCGGCGCGTTGAAGTTATGGTCTACCGGAACGATGCCGCAGCCAATTTGCGGCGGCACGGGCCCGGGACGCGAGGCTGGTTCGCCGCCAATCTCGATAGCGTAAATAGAGCTTGAGAACGGAATCAACCCCATTTGAATGTTGTAGACAAGCGGCACGCCACGCATAGCCGCCGCAACCTGAATGCTGTGTACCAACCAGCGCTCGTCGCTGGTGCCGTTTACCCAGATGTCGTTGCGGTTAATGCTCGGAAACCCAATTACGCGGGCGGTGACTTCGGCGTTCTCGCGGGTTGTGCCCTTAAGCTGACCGTCTTGCTGCTCTGTAATAGTCTGGGTTGACAAGTCCCAGCATTGCATAGCCAGCGGCGGGTGATAACCAACCTCGAAGCTGGTGCCGTTACAGATCGGGCAATTCGAGTCCAGCACCTCGCCAGACAGCTCGTCGCGACAGCGCTTGCACGGCCGCCCGAATCGGTAGGGCTTGAGCAAAAACCCCGAAACACTAACGTACTTGTGCCGGAGCTGCTCTTTCCGGATAACTTCACGCGATAGCACCCAATCGCGCTCAGCCAGCTCCCCGAAACAGCTGACAGCTTGGCTGACATAGATATCTTTGTCGGTTGTCAGCGTAACCCGGTAATGCGTTAACAGGTCGCTGGCAGAGTTGCGCCACGCATCGTCATACGCAACGTAGCCGTCAACAATCGGGTTTCCGACGTTATGCCAGTCAGGAGAATCGCGCAGCCCGGTGTTCCCGAACTGCAGCTGAAAAATGCGCGGGCCGGGGTCGTTAAACGCTGGCTCTAGCTGCCACCAGACCCGCGTAACGCCGCGGATCATGTTGTCCACAGCGACCTGACGAAACGGAAATAAACGCGGTTGCGACATGTTTTGATTATAGCTGCAGAGCGCTGATAGCTAAGAAAAAGACGCAACGAGCAGTCAGAGACTGCTCGCTCTCGGCGCGCGTCCGCCGCAGAATGTCGTACTACAGGGCCGCCCGCCGGGGCGACGGTCTCGTATTGACTCAAACCCAATCTGGTGGGTTCCAACCTGCCGCAGACCTTGGCATGAGGTTGGCTCACGTGTTTGTTGGCACACGCTGAAGCCTGGACTGCGATGTTGCCGCCACGGTCGGGCGCTCCCCGACGCGTCCGTCGGATTGGGTTTGCGACGTGCTAGCGTTTCGCAAAACCACAACTTTCTGCCGAGGGGTACGCCCCAAGGCGAGGCTGTCGCAACAACCTCCGGTGTGCGGGTGGCAGAGCACTGTATCCCACAGTGTTGACTTCGCTGCAGTCTTGCTGCAGCTGGCTTGGACCCTTTTTGGCTTCGACGCACTGACCAAGCAGAAGTGCGTAGGTTCCGCGACGACCTCTCGGTCGCCGGTACTTCACCGGGCGCCGGAACAGCGCTTTCGGGAAGGCCGATTTATCGGCGTCAGCAGCGACTCGGGTGCTGCCGCAGCAGCGTCGATGGCGGCGGAGTCGTTGCTATCGCCAGCCATCCAAGATAGCTATTACCCTATCAATCTATATGCCCGGTTTTTGCCCAATATTTAGTACCGGAGCCGGAGGCCGCTGGCGTAGGCGCTGTACTTGTAATTGCTCGTTACTTCGCCGTAGCAACCCTCAAGATTCAGGCTAGCTTTGGTAGCGCGCACCCACTCGCGGTACGCCTGCCAGCGCATTTGCCCGGCCTGCTCGTACATGGGCGCCTTGTTCTGGTCGTTGATCTGCATGCCCGCGGCGGCATACTGAAAATCATTCCGGCGGTACTGCTCGGCCACCATGAAGAACAGGTTGGCCACAATTCCTTCCAGCCAGTGATAGCGGAACGGAAAGTTTTGCGTGTTGTAGACGGCGTCAATCGGCGGCGGGATCTCGTTCCAGTACATAACCGGCCGCGCGATCGCCAGCGCAATCTCGGCGTCATCAAACATGAGGTTATCGAGCAGGTAGCTTTCGCCGGGACTTGAGTCGCGCAAATGCAGCCGGATTTCTGCGATGCTGGGCGGCCCACCGTTTTCATTGTCTGGACCGAACAGGCTGCGCGTTATGACCAGCGAGAACGTGTTAGAGAACACGACGCACGGCAGGTCTTGGCTTTCTGCGACTGTGCTAACCAGCGCCATCTCAGCGTAGTAAATACCTGGCAACTTCGTCATCTCGGCGGTCAACTCCGCCTCAACGCGCCCTTCAGCCGCGTTTACGACCGCGGCCTCGACTTCAAATGGCGGGCGTGCATTGCCCCACGACAGTTGCTCTTTCAACCGAAGCACGACGCGATAGTCGATTACCGTAGACGAGCTTTCTAAGTCTTCTGGAAAGCCGCACGCTTGCAGACTTACTGGGCGCCCCTCTTTGTCGTGCAGTTGCCAGGCGACTGTCGCGCACTGGCCCTGGTTCACAGCAATAGACCGCATACGCCCAAGAACAGGCGCGCCGTTTACTGTGCTGACCGAAGCGCTGAGAATGTTCTGCCCAGCGCACGACACCGGAAAAAGACCGCCGACGGTTGTAATCGGCGCGGGTGTCGGGATTACGGGCTGAGAAGCTGGCGTAGCAATCACAACCATATCGTCACCTCGCGCAGAAGAGCGTAGATATCACGACAACAAAAGTGATAAAGATGGCGCGCATGGCGAATACCTACGAGAAAAGGCTGGCCGCTTGCGCAGCCAGCCTTTTCAGTGGTCACGTTAGCCGGCAACAAAACTCAGTCGTCGTTCTGTACCCAGTCGGACGTGCCGGTCCCAGCCGGATCCCAGCCGGGATCGACCGTGCCGAGCACGCGACCGTGCAGCGCCAGGGCCGCCGTCGTGTCGTCTGTCGTGCTCTTGAGGTAGACGGCCGGGGAGCTGACAATCTTGAGGCTGCCGCCCACCAGCGCGGCCTCGAGGGCCTTGAACTGACGCAAGCTGCGCTTCGCGCCGAGCTTCGTTACAAGGTCGCCCGGGACCGTGTACGTCTCGTTCGCCTCAAGACGCTTGCCGTGCGTGCCAAGAAAACCGAACACCGCGGTGGCGCCCGACGTGTTCTCAACCGTGGTGTATAAACCTGTGGTAACCGGAACGTATGTCATGAATTTCTCCGTTTCTTTACTCGGCGTTGCTCGCGGCGAGCGCGGCAGCCGATTGCAGGGTCAGCACAGCCGACGCGATGTCAGCCTGATTCGCCGCGGCGCGGGCAACGTCGTCCCACGCGGCAGCCTTTTCTGTTACGGCAGCGCCTGGAACACCTAACAGGGCGTCCAGCTGATTGCTCGCAACAGTTAACGCCGAAACGTTAGCAGCCGCGGCTTTCTCTTGCTCAACCGCGTAGAGCACGTGGAGCTTTTGCGCCACGGACCACATTTCCGCGGCTTCCTTTTCAGAGCGCGGCGCGACGCCGTTCGCGGCGAGCTTCTCGAAAAAGTATGGCGCTGCAAGCTTCGCCACAATTGTGTTGTATGCTTGCTCGGCCGCGGCCTTCACATTGTCCATGGTGCCCTCCTTGGCACAGGGTTGGGAGGCGGGCGTTTACAACGCGCCCGCCTCCCGTCCTCAGTTTAGAAACTTCACTTGAAGTCCACGCGGGCCAGACCGTTCGTGTGACCGAACGAGCCACCCTGCGTGTTATAGGCAAAGTACTCGAGCATGTAAGCCTCACGACGGATGTACATCGTGGTGGGCTCGAGCTCGTAATTCTTGCCAATGAACTTGGGTGACGCAAACATGAACAAGGAATCGTCGGGCACGAGCGAGCGTTTGATTGTCACAATCCAACGGGTGTTGAGAAAGTTAGTTTCCGCCCAGCCGTTCTTGATGATGTCCTGCGAGAAGTCACCGCCCATTTCGTCGCGACCGAACTTGAGGAGTTCCTTGATGGTGATGTTATTCACCAAGCAGGTCTCAACCTCGAAGTGCGAGGGCGTACGGGGCATGATCTTCAGGGCATCGACGAGCGTTTCGCGCGTGATACCGCCGTGGATCTCCTCGTACTGCACCGCGCCAGACGCCACGTTCTCAACACCCGGGGTCGGGAGTACGGCGTTGAACGCCGCGATGAACTTGGAGTCTTCTTCCGCCAACATGTCTTTGATCATGTTGTCAGAAAGCACCTGCCGGATGTCGATCACGTAAGTCCGAAGCTCGTCGACGTCCTTCTGCGCGCGGGGCGACACGATCCGGTCAAACATGACGCGGTAACGCGGGCCACGGATGTAGAAGTTAATCGGGAGCGTCGCAAACGGGAGCGACACAGCCGCCGGAGAATCGGGCTCCTTGTCGACCACCTTCACCGGCTTGTCCGTGTCGACCTGGCGGTCGAGCTCGTCATTGGTGATGGTGAGCGGCGGCATAATCCGCCGGTAGAACCCGTCTTCACGCATCTTGGTGCGCGTGAAGTCGTTAACTGCATCAACGGCCTGCTTCTGCATGCCGGGGGTATCGAGCTGCTCGAAAAGAGTCTCGTTGAGCAGCTGGATTTCTTGCTGAGTGGGCATTATGGAACCTCCATGTTCCGTGGGTGATTAGGGGTGGACTCAGGCGGCCGCGCCGGGGAGCCACACAGTCCAGAAGGACAGCGCGAAAACCCCATTGTGGTTCTTGGCCTTGCCGCTCGACACCACGCCGACCACCGGCGTGACATACTGCGTAACGGACGCATTGGTGATCCGACCGCCGGTCGTGGCATTCGAATCCGAAGCCACAGCGGTGAGCAGATCGCCCGGGGTGTAAGTCCGACTCGTGTCGAACTCACTCGACGCAATTTCGTAACCGCCCGTCGCCACGAGACCAGACATCTTGCCGGTCGGGGCGATGGCCCGGTGCATGAAGTTGCCAGAGGCAGTCGTGCCGGGGTTGCTGACGTCGGCGTCGGTCGAGCCGTTCAGCAGGAAGATCGCTACGCCGGTACGATGCGCGCCGGGACGGAAGTCGCCCGCCGAGTCAACGTACACGACGCGGCCGCGGGGCACGTCAAACGAGACACTGGCCGACAGCTTGGCGTCGTAATCGAGCGCCGCCATGTCGAACCAGCCCTTTTTGACATCCAACCCCTTTTCGGTGATCAGATTCGGAGCAGTAGCCATATCAAGACCTCCATGTCTTTCTTTGGTTTGAGGAACATCCTGTTCCTCGAGGACGAGTTGTAGCTCAGGTAGTGGGCGGATTCAGTCCAAGACCCTGGAACAACTTAATGTCCGAAGCCTTGAGGCGACCGTCGCGGGCACCCACATACCCGCTCGTCAAACTATTCGAAGGGTCGTAACCGGCGGTTTTAACAGCGGCTACCGGCGTACCTAAACGCGACAGCTCAGCCGCGTTGCGATGAGTCGCGAGCTTGATCACAAGCTCCATTGCCTGTACCGGGTTGCTAAGCGCGCGCGCAAGGGCTTCTTTCTGTTGCGGTTCAATGCGCTCATTCTCGACGCACGCCTTTACGGCGGCGGGAATCAAGCCGGCGAGCTTTTCAGCCTGCTCGTCGCGCTCTTTGAGAACAGTCGCTGCCTTGGTCAGCGCGGCGTCAGAGTAACCGATGTAATCGATTACTTTCTGCACGAGCGCGTTGTTGTTATCAGCCATGGTTAAAAACCTCCAGTGAAATTATCGGTTGACGAGTTCCAGAACGTGCTGCTTCATGATGTCCCGCAGTTCGCGCGAACGCTTGGTGCGGGCTTCCTTGACCTGGAACTTGCCGCTCCGCTTGAAGTTGACAACAGCAGCGCCAATGGCGTGCAGATCGTTCGCGGCAGCCATCTTCGGGGCCATTTCGGGGCCGCCCATGCCAGCAGCAGCACCGCCGGCCATTTCAGCGCCGCCCATGCCGGCCGCGCCGCCACCGGCCGCAGCGCCCCCATGCGAGTGCAGGGCTTGGAGCAGCGCCTCGGGCGGAATGCCGAGCTCTTCCAGCGCCATCGCAAGCTCCTGTACAGCCTCGTCAGGCGACGGCGACCCGCCACCCATGCCGCCCATGTCGCCACCCATGCCGCCGCCCATGCCGCCGCCCATGGCTTCCGGGCCGGCGCCGGTCGCAGCCAGCTCTTCGCCGCCCGTGCCGCCGTCGGGGCTGGCGCCAGACTCGTCGTCGCCGGGGGCGCTGTGATCTTCACCCTCGGCCGCCTCATCCGACGGGTCAGACGCCGCGGTCTTGGCCGTCACGAAACCGATGAACAGGTCCGCCATCTCGTCGGCCTCGCGGAGCGTATTCGCGCAAACGTCGCGAACACCGGCTTCGGCCGCGGCCTTATCCATACCAATCGCAGCCGCAAGCTCGTAGCCGGCGCTAAAAGCTGCTTTTTTGTCGTTGCGCAGCGCGGCAAGATCAGAGCCTTCAATCTTGCCGTCACCGTCTACATCAAGCTTGTGCTGGCCGCCCTTAAGTTCGCCCTTAGACGAATCTTTCTTTTTCGTCAAAAACTCAGGCGGAAGTCCAGCAATTTTTTCACCGTTGGAAACCGCGGCTGCGTTAAGCAGGTCGGCAAGAATCTCGTTACCAAGATTGTTGCATTTGGCGTGCGCCTGCTTGAACGTCACCGAGCTGTACTTCTCGCCATCGTTGGCCTTGGCGGGATGCGACGTGCCGGGGTCGTCCTTGGTGCCCTTGTAATCTTTCTCGGCGGCCGGATCCTCGCCAGTAGCGGCCACGTTGGCGCCAATGTTAAGTTGCACCTCGTCTTGCCGACCTTCTTGCGACATCTCAGGCGTGTTGTCGACAGCAAGCGCGCCCTGCTGCTTCTTGATGTCGGCTTCATACTCACGCGCACGCTCGCCGGTCTCGGCCGACTGTACGCTGTTATCGACATGCGCAGTCGGATGCGAGGAAGCGCCGACATACGTGCCGGGGTCCGCCGGAGTCGGCCCGGCCGACTTGGTCGACGCGGTCTTTACAGAGCCCTGCGAAATTTCCGCGGCGAGGGCGTTTAACTGCGCAAACAGAGAGCCTTGCATCCGTGCCATGATCGTCTCCTTGAGGCCCGCGCGGCAGCGCGCGGATTTCATTCACGTGACATAATTTTGCAGAACACAATGGTTTGCTGTCAACAAGCAATTTCCATATTTCTTTGTAAAAGCGGCAAAAGCAGCAAGTTTATACAAAGCGTACTGTTGCGCAAGGGCCGCAGCCGCAGTATTTGAAGCCGTCTTTTCTTTTACCAATTCGGTGATCGGCGCGTTACGAAGAGCCGCGAGATAAGCTCGCGTCTCAACATCGTTCGGGCGTGCGCTATGTGTATGTGCTACTTTTTCGGCCCACACGCGCGTTTTAGGCGCGGCCGCAGCGGCCGGAAAATACGCGTTACCATCAAGTGTAGCAATTATGTCTGGGTCACTGGAAAGTTTTGTAAAAATTCCGTCCAAATTTGTGGCCACCGCTCGCGTCATTTCGGTGTTAGCGGCTTTCAGGGTAAGAGCCAAAAATTCACGGACCGGCAAAATGACCCCGGCATCAGCAAGCGCGCAGCACACCTCAGCCAGTTTGACGGTATCGCAGAAGTTGAAATCAATCGCCGGCTGTACAACTGGTGACGCCGCCAGCGCTGTCTGTGTCCAGCCGGATGAGTTGTGCGCAGCCGCGGCTTCAGCAGTGGCCAGCAATTCAAGCGCTGCCAGCTGCGCGGCGACTTTACGCGAAATGCCGTCTTCGATATCAAACCCAACCGGCGCTGTGACGCCTAATTGCTCAGCCAGTGCAGCGCCAGAAAGAAGTCCTGCGGATGCGGCTTTCTCGAGCCGGCCAGAGATATAGGCGATTCTGTCGGCCGGCCGAAATACGTGCGAAATATCGAAAAACGTCGGGTCTGGATTGTCTGCGTGCAGGATGTGGCCGTCTTCAAGCACGCGACCCAGGTTTCGTTTCAAGCCGCCAGCCTTGCAGTGTCCGCCGTTCTCTGACGCGTCGCAATACTCAGCGCGAGTTCGGGCTTTGTTGCCGCAAGAGCTGCACTTATCAAACGGGATTTTGCAGGCCATCGATACGCCAATGTCGTCGCCCTTAGCCAGCTTTTCCATCTCTTTGTCGGCGAGCAGCCCGCCGTTGCGCGCGGCAACTTCTTTGCTGCCGTTCAGCGCGCACACAAGCTCGATACGCTTCATCGGCTCGTTGTAAGCAGCGACTTTGACGACGCCGTAGCTTTTGGCCGGATTCTTGTTGAGATGGTCGCGGTAGAACTTGGCGAACTTCTCGAACGTGTGGTTGTACTTCTGGCAGCACGCGCGGGTAAACCCGTCGGCGTTGCGGTTGGGGCCGTAATCTTCTGTAGCGCCGATAGCAATCAAGTGCACAGGGATTTCGTCCGCTGCAAATTTTACGCGCGTGAGCTTGTCGGCAAACTCGTGGCCGGCGCGCTTCACGAACGCTTCTTTGTCGGCGCCCAACAGGCCGCGCGAAGAAATCTTGATCAGCGCGGCGACAGGCTCGCTGAAATCTTGCGCGTTCGGCTGAATGACTTTGATCATGCTCATGGTATAGGTACTCAGCGGCCCGTCCCGCCCGTAGGCGGTCGCCAGGTATTGCCGGCCGGCCTTTTTGCCGGAGTTTCGAAAAACGACCCTGCGGCGTTGATCTGATCAGCAAAGCGTGTGCCGATACGGTTGCCGAGATTGCGCGAGGCTTGAAATACCGGCCGCGTGTATGGCGTGTGCCGGCGCTCAGCGTTCCACGTAGCTTTGGCCGCGTCTGAAATTACACCAGGCGCTTTTTCAACTGCGCTGTTAAGCGCATCCACACCCGCTAAAGCGCCGTCTGCCGTGTTTTTTGCGACAATGCCGGCGAGCTGCCCCGCAGTGCGGCCGGCGGTAAGCGTATTTTTTACACCAGTACTTGTAGCGTTAACGTACGGTGCAACTGCTGTGCCCACCGCGTCACCAATTTGTTTTACAGGCTCCGTGCTGTTTCGATCAGCATTGATAATCGCTTTCAGCACGTCAGACCGCCCGTCCGGGGTTGAAAGCCCTCGTACCACTTCACCCGCCGGTGTTTTATCAAGCCCCTGCCAAGTGTAAGGATCTTGCACAGCCTCATACATACGCCGCGCGCTTTCAATCGGGTGATTCATCGCGACCATCACCTTGCGCCCGTAATCTGCGGTGCCCGCCGGGAGCCAGCCGGACTGGTTGCTATCGGGGTTCTTCGGCATGGACGGCCCAAACGTTTCTACAAATGCCGGATTATCCTCGCCGACCCGTTTTCCAAGACGCGATAATTGATCTTGAACCATGCCGAGGACGCCACGGTTGTCGTCACCGGAGTCTTTTTTGTCGTGATTTTCTTGCATCCAATTAATCATTGGCGTCAGGCC